TAACTCAAGGAGTTAAGGATTTTGGAGAAACTACCAGAAAAGAAATGGGAATGGCTAATCAATTAGAGAAAGATAGGTTGGCTTTGCAGCAGTTTGAAAGAAAAGCAATGGTAGACAAGGCTGAGGCTGAAAAAGAAATGATGAGATTAAGATTAGCAGCTAGAGATGAGGAGAATTTTAGTGCAGCTGAAAGAGTTGACTTCATGAAAGAAGCAACTAAGTTAGCAGAAATTCAATTAGAGAAAGACTTACATGTAGCACAAGAAAAATTAAGATTTAGAAAGGAAGAAAATAGTTATAATAAATCTACTAAGGAGAATTTAGATGAAGAAGCAAGATTAGAGGCTGATGTATTTAGAATACAAAGAGCAAATTTCTCTGAGAGAAAAAGAATGGCAATGGAGGAGATAGCATTAACTAATCAGATGAATGCTGAAATTAAAGCAGAAAAAGACAGAAAAGATGCTGAAGATAAGTTAAAATTAGATGCAGATAAGAAAGCTGCTGACGTATTGAGAGATTTACAAAATCAAAACATGTTGCTAGCTATTTCTGATGCTACTGAGAAAGCTCATGCTGAATTAGATATACAAAAAGAAAAAGAATTAAAATTACTAGAATCTCATGAAAACTTTTTACAATTAAAAGCTGAAGTAGATAAAAAATATGAAACTCTTCATGGTAATATTAAGAAAAAAGAAGTAGAGGTTATAGAAGTAACTGAGCAAATGAAATTAGCAACAGTATCTAAAGGATTAGCAGCTACTAGATCTTTAGCTGGAGATCATAAAGGTTTAGCTATAGCACAAGCTACTATTGATACTTATTCTGCTGTTACAGGGGCTTTAGCAGATAAAACTACTCCTAGTGCAACCTTGAGATTTATAAATGCTGCATCCATGGGTCTTATGGGATTAGCAAACGTAAAGAAGATATTGTCAACTGATGTTGGTTCTGGTAGTAATGGGGGGTCAGTTCCTAATGTTGAATCTCAATCTCCAGCTCCTCAGTTTGCTTCAGGATCTTTTGAATTAAGTGGAGGTGCTACTCAAGAGCCTATTCAAGCTTTTGTTGTTACTGATGATATGAGTTCAAGTCAAGACAAGTTAGCAAGTATTAGAAGAAGGAGTACAATCTAATTTAAAGCTATTTTAAAGCGTTTTAATAGACTTTAATACAAAAACAATATAAATACACTAGAACCTAAGTTTAATCGCTTAGGTTTTATTGTTTAGCAGCGGATTTTATATCAACTTCATTGGAATTTAATAGGATATGTCATTATGTCATGCGTGATTTACTAGGAGAAACGTCATAAATGGCGCCCGACGTAATCTAGTAATTATTATTAAAAGGTACTGACAAAGTGTCATAAAAAGGGTGTTTTACTAGGAGAAACGTCATCAGTGGCGCCTAGTATAGACTATATATAGTTATTTAGTAAGTATATACTAAGTAAGTAATAAGTATATTATAAAAAAGAAAATAAATAAAAGAAAAAGATTTGGTCATGTAAAATATTTTTTGTATGTTTGCAACATGAAAACAAACAAAGAAAAACTAACTACAGTAAAAGTTAATGCGGAATCTTGGGATGGGTTGAAGAGAGCTACAATGGAGGACGGTATATCTTTTAGACTTCTAGTTCAGGCGTCTATTGAGGAATATATATTTAACGAATCATTCAGAGATATTATTAAGGACAGGATAATTAAATCTCCTAGAATAGAGTTGAGAGATAAAAGATTCACAGACCCTGACGCATAAGACAATTACAAATCACTTAAACTAATTTCTATATAAACATCATGAGCGACAACAAACTAAAAGAAATTGAATTACTGGTAAATGATGAGCATTTAGAGATGGCTATCTCAGCTATATCTCTAGTAACATCCCCAGCTATTGAAGAGGATTTTGTATTTTTTAATAAACAAAATGAGATTATAACTCTAGCTAAGGTTGATGAAGAGGCAAGATGTTTAGTTTCTCCAGCTTTAATACCTGAAAAGAGAATTGTAAGGTTTGATCAGGATACAAATGAAGAATATAATGTATTCTTTACTGCTGATACAATTAGAAAATGCTCTGAGTTATATTTAATGCATGAAAACAATAACACTGCTACTTATCAGCATGAAAAAGAAGTTAGTGGAGTGCATACAGTTGAATCATGGATTAAAGAAGATGATAAATTTGATAAATCAAACGCTTACGGATTTAAACTTCCTGTCGGCACATGGTTTGTTAAAATGAAGATTGAATCAGACGATATGTGGAAGCGTATCAAATCAGGTGAGTTAAAAGGACTTTCAATTGAAGGGATGTTTGCTCAACAACTATCAGAACTATCTAAAGTAGCGCCTAAAACAACATACTCAAATGATGAGATACTAGAGGCGTTACGTGATATTATAAACAACAAATAATTAATTAATTAAAAACAAAATGAACATGGATTTAAAAAATCAAATTTTAGTGGCATTAGGGTTAGATTCTAAAGAGGAAGAAGTTTCTTTATCTTTTCAAGCTAAATTAGAAGATGGTACTATCATTGTTTCTGAAGCTGATGAATTAGCTGAAGGTGTTGACATTTCTGTTTTAGCTGAAGATGGGTCGGTTTTACCATTACCAGCTGGAGAATACAGAACTGAAGATGCTTTGCTAGTAGTAGTTGAAGAAGAAGGAATTGTTGCATCTGTTTCTCAAGAAGAAGCTCCTGCTGAAGATGAAGTATCTGAAGAAGTAGTTGAAGAAGAAGAAGAAGAAGTAGCAATGGAAGAAGTTGAAGAAGAAGTATTAGAAGAAGAAGTAGTTGAAGAAGCTCCTGTTGAAGAAGCTCCTGTAGTTGCAACTCCTAAGTCTATTACTACTACAACAACTGAAAAAGTTGAGTTCAACAAAGACGAATTTTTAGCTGAGATTAACGATTCAATCGTTGCTTTAAAATCTGAAATTGAAACTCTAAAAACTGAGAACGCTGACTTAACTGCTAAATTATCTGAATCAGCAGTAGAGCCTTTGAATCTTAACAAGCATTCAAACGATTACAATCCTTTGAAATCAACAAACAAATATTTAACAAAATTTAATAACTTAAACAAATAAACAAAAATGGCAACAACAACAACAATTACTAGTTCATACGCTGGTAAAGACGCTGGAATGTATATCAGTCTAGCAATGAAGGAAGCAAGAACTCTTGCTCACTTAACAATTATGGAGAACGTAAAGTTCAAATCTGTAATTAAAACTTTCGCTGGTTCTTCTTTAATTCAAGACGAGTCATGTGATTTCACTCCAACAGGAACTCTTGGATTGACAGAAAAGACTGTTACTCCTAAGGAACTAAAATTAAATGTTGAACTTTGTAAGCAAGATTTACTTGGTGCATGGGAAGTTGAACAAATGGGTGCTGGTGCAAACAATAGAAACACTCCAGAATTTCACGCATTCGTAATGTCTTACTTATCTGATGCTATCGCTGAATCAGTTGAGGAAAATGTATGGTCTGGTGCTGACGCTAACGGTGGAGAATTCACTGGTTTATTAGCTCAATTCACTGCTGATGGTAATGTAGTAGACGTAGCAAAAGCTTCAACAACTATTGACGCTTCAAACATTGTAGAATGTTTAGGAGATGTAGTTGATAACATTCCAGCTAACATTTTAGGAAAAGAAGATTTAGTTATCTTTATCAACCAAAAGCAATACAGAGCTTATATTTCTGCAATGTCTAGGTTAGGATATATTGATAGACATAACATGTCTGCTGATTATACTCCAGTATTTGAAGGTCTTTCATTAGCTGTAGTTGATGGTTTACCAGCTCAAAACATTGTAGCTGCAAGAAAATCAAACTTGATATATGGTACGGATCTTATCGGAGATTCTGCTGCTTTAAAAATGCTTGATATGTCTGATATCGATGGTTCAGATAATATTAGAGTAATCTGTAAGTATACTGCTGGAACTCAAGTAGGTCTAGGAGCTGAAGTTGTTCACTTAGTAGCAACTGCTTAATTAATTATAATAATAGGAGGGTGAAATACCCCTCCTTTATTTAACCCTTAAAACATAAATAAATATGGCTTGCACAACATTAACTTCTGGCAGATCTATCGACTGTAGAAATTCTGCTGGAGGTGTTAAGGCTCTTTATTTTGTTCCATTTAACGAGGCTACTACAGTTCGTGTAGATGGTGAGGTTACTGATTTTGACTGTACTAACCTATATAAATATGAAGTAAAAAGAGGCATGGCTTCTATTACAGAAACTATTGTAGGATCTACTGATAACGGTAGTGTATATTATACTCAATCTTGTAATCTTAAATTACATAAATTAACAAAACGAGACCAAAACGAAATAAAATTATTGGCTGGAACTAGATTAGTAGTTTTCGCTGAATTAAATCAAACTGTAGCTGGTGGTAATAATGCTATCTTCTGTTTAGGAGCTGATAACGGCTTAGAACTAAACGCTGGTACTAACACTTCAGGTGCTGGACTTGGTGACGCTAACGGTTATGATTGGACACTAGACGGACAGGAATTATCTCCAATGTCTATCGTTGCTGATTATACTACTGATCCTTTTGATAACACTGACTTTACTGGAACTGTAGTTTAATTCCTTTTTTCTATTTTTTAATTAGGGCTATCTTTTTTAGGTAGCTCTTTTTTTTTGTAGTAAATTTTATTTAATTATTCTATATAACTACTATGCAACATACAACCATAGGAAATACAACAACATTTTATTCAACTACTGAAGAAAGTAGAATAAATACAGATGTAGGCGCTGGCAATATTAGATTCTTAATTAAACTTACTAATGATTTTTCTAAAAATATTAAGTTTGCTTATGCTCAAGGGCAGCAAATCAACAATAGATACACATCTTTTGAGTTATATCATAATACTACAGAGAGTATTCTAGAAGGTAAGGTTAATTTACAGCCAGCTGGATATTGGACTTATGAAATATTTGAAATTTCTTTTATAAATACTCCAACTTTAACAGAAACAACAGCTCCTTTATCTGATACTGTTGTATTAACTCCTTCTGATGATAATGGAATTAATAATGGTATTATTGAAATAGGCAAATTATTAAGCTCTGAAACCGAATTAGGCAAAGAGGTTACTTATAATGAGTATTCAACTGGTGATGAGGATTCTTACATCTATCCTTTTGCAGACTCTACAACTGATAATATTGTCTATGGATGTACTGATGTTAATGCTGCTAATTATAACGCTAACGCAACTGTAGACGATGGTAGTTGTACTTTTCATGTTTACGGATGTATGGATTCAAATGCTAATAATTATGATCCTAACGCTACAATAGATAATGGATTATGTACTTTTGACACTACATATGGTTGTACAGATTCAAATGCTAGTAATTATGATCCTCTGGCTACTTCTGATGATGGTTCGTGTACTTTTGACTTTGTATATGGATGTATGGATTCAAATGCTTCTAACTATGATCCTACTGCTACTACAGACAATGGTACTTGTGTTTATAAATTAGCTGATGACTTTAAAGATAGAGTTATTGCTGATGGTGGAGTGTTTGAGTCTCAAGATTGCATTGAGGATATATTAACTAATTTAAAAAGTATATAATGAGTTTATTTGATGATGTAAGTATTTTAACTACTCCTAATGGATATAAAGCTGGTAAACTATATACCTATAAAGATCCTGTAGAGGGTGCTGAAGAAGTAGTTAATGGAGATTTTGCAACTGATAGTGATTGGAGTAAAGGTACAGGATGGACTATATCAGGTGGAACTGCAAATTGTGATGGTACAGGTGGTAATACTATTCATCAAGATGTGTCAGGATTGCAAAATACTAGATATGCTATTACATTAACTATTTCAGGCTATACAAGTGGAACGTTACAAATTGGAGGTAGTACTAATAATTTAGAAGTAAATTCTAATGGAACTTTTACACATTATAGGACTTGGACTTCTGACAGTATTTTGTATTTAAAGTCTAAAAGTGGAGACGGATTTAACGGCTCAATAGACAACGTATCTGTAAAAGAATACACATCAGCAGATATGGATGTTACTAGAGCAACTGCTGCTACAAGAGTAGATGAGAATGGTTTAATTGAAGATGTTTTATCCAACGTACCTCGTATAGACTACACAGGAGGAGGTTGTCCACATATATTAGCAGAGCCTCAGAGGACTAATCTTTTGCCTTATAGTGAGGATTTTAGCCAATGGAGTAATGGAGAAACAGTTGTAGTGGCAAATCAATTAACATCTCCAAGTGGAGAAATAACAGCAGATAAATTAAATGC